AACACTGAGATGATTCCACCTGCTGGAATGGACATTGAAGATATGGAACGTATCTCTATGGTGTCTTATATGCGGGACGGTATGCAAGAACTCAAGTCTAAAGAGTATGAAGATGCTCGTCATGAGTATGTTGAGTCTCGTAGACTGAATAAAGACCATCCGCTTCAGCGTGATAAGTGGAACGGTATTAGTGAAGGCATGTGGGCAGAGGATGAATGGAATGACTTCCTAGTCTCTAAAGGCATGACTGATGAAGATGGATTCGTGGGACAGAAAAAGGCAGAAGTATCATCTCTTGATGACTTCTTTTAGAGTATGCGAACAGCAAGAGTATGTGAAAAGTGGGATCTAAATTTTAATTTTGAATTGAAAAGTGAAGGGGATAGGAATCAACACGATAGATCCTATCTCCATTTCGCTGCTCAAAAACCAGATTTAGTCGCTTGTAAATCTTATGCAACTGAGTGGTTGCTCAAAGATATCATTGATGAGTCTAAAGAATATTCTGCTATGGAATATATGGCAGGTGTCGGTATCCAGACACTTCTTATTCAAAAAACTTTTAAAATAAAAAACCATGTAGTAAACGAACTTGACGAAGGTTGCGTAGATCATCTCAAGAATACGAACTTTGATATGACTCCACTTGTTACAGGTGAGGACGCAAAGGTTTTACTATCGATAGACAATACTGCTGACCTCAAGTTTCTAGACTTCCCTGCATCGAGTATCCTAAGAACTACTCGTGAATGGAAAGAAGGGTTTGCTAAGATGTTTGAAAGTGAACCAACATTAGCAGTTTGGACTGATACCTCTGTTACATATCCTATGAAGATACACGGCAAGCGATATGCTGAGATCATGGGTGTTGAATCTATTAACACTAAAGAAGAATATGTTCAGGCATACTCAGATTGGTTATATCGTACTCATAGATATTCTATAGTAAAGGCAGCGTTCAGGCATAAGAATGCAGTGTACTTTGCTGCTATTAAAGGTGAGCATAAAACCCAAATGAAAGAGTTTAAACTGGGTGACACGCTCGACGGTTTTTACTTTTTAGATGATAAGAGAGTTTCACTTGCAGAATTTATGTAGATGGTCTGAGTTAAATAACGTTCCCGAAGTATCAGATCTAAAAGAAGGAATGGACTTTAGACTTCCGCAGTATAGGCGAGAGGTCTTTCTTCGGTTTTATGAGTTTCATTTAAAATATGCTGCACATCCTGGCGGTGTGTATTTCGCGATGCCATGGTTGAGTAAAAAGTTTGACCTATCAAAAGAGCAAAAGTTATGGATTGCTTTTATTAACGGTTGCTCTCAGAATATTATTACCACTTGGCAAATATTTGAGAAGTTTCCGTCTCTTGAAGAAACTAAGTTTGAAGATTTGAATAACTGGTGGAACGAAGTTTATTCTAAATTCAAAGTTGGTGGCGGTTGGGACTTAGACCGAAAATATTTTAAGATAGGTAAGACTGGGTTTCCTCAGTGCGTAAAGTCATATAAAGATAATGTAGAGAAGTTTGGTACGCAAACTGAAATGTTTAATTCAGTATGTAACACGAACGATCTAGGAACTAACTTCAAGCAAACTTGGGACCTCGTAAGAAATAACTTTATGTCTTTCGGAAGACTATCAACGTTTTCTTATTTAGAGTATCTGAGGATTCAGGGATTACCTCTAGATTGTGACGACCTATTCTTAGAAGATATCAGTGGATCACGCTCACACCGTAACGGTATATGCAAAGTCCTCGGTCGTGATGATTTAGACTGGTGGAAAGAAAAAGTCACCTATGATAAACCAACCATAGAATGGTTAAAAAAAGAAGCAGATGAACTCTTTCTCGAAGCAAAAGAACGTATAAATCATAATGACGTTTCACTTTTTACACTTGAATCAACTTTGTGTTGTTACAAGTCATGGCATCGCCCAAATAGAAGATACCCAAACGTCTATATGGATATGATGCGTGATCGTATTAAGTATGCGGAATCACAGTGGGGAAATCAGTTTCAAATGTTCTGGGATATGAGAAAAGATTGTCTTCCAGAGAGTTTAAGGATTGAGGATAACCCATGGGATGTAGGTTTACAACCTGCTAAACAAAATCACTATCGTGAAACAGGAGAGGTAATTCTTATGGATTTAGACTGGACTTGTTTCAAAAACTCTTATCAGGATACTTCCCTCGGAAGTTTTATGCACTGATCACTTTACATCTTCAACAAAATATAGTATAATAATATCATGAAAAAATTACTTGCGATTATTGGAGCACCAGGAACTGGTAAAACGACACTCATGAGAGCGTGGATGGCGACTCGTGAATGGAGCGAAGATAGACCAGTGGACTTACTTGATACTCATGTATCAGGTGATATCCGTCTACTTGGTAAATATAAAAACGATGACGTGTTTGGCGGTACTGATAAACTGTCTATGGCGGTTCAACCGAAGGCAGTAGAGTATCTAGAAAACGCATCACCTGTTACTGTATTTGAAGGTGACCGTCTAACTTCAATCAAATTCTTTGATGCTGCAAAGAGCAAAGGTTTTGATATTAAAATAATTCAACTCACTGTTCCTGATACGGTAAGGGAAGAACGTTATAAAGAACGTGGCAGTGAGCAAAACGAAACTTGGTTAAATGGTAGGATGACCAAAGTTAAGAACGTATCTGATGCGTTTTCAGGAAACCCTCTATTTGACGAACCAAGTTTAGTAGAAGTCTGTGAGCATAGTACTCCAGATGACACAAAATCAATCGTACAAAAAATGGAAAATTTCATAGGGGCATAAAATGTCAGCAACTCAAGAATGGATTAAAGAGCAGTTCGCAAAAGAAAACAAACCTATTATCACTGAGTATTCTTTACAGAAACAAGTGAACGAGTTGATAGAAAGAGTAAAACGATTAGAAACTGATATGGCGTATAGGGTAAAAGAAGACTAAATGAATATTGTAATTACAGGTGATGAAGGTTTTATTGGTTCACATTTAAGAAAAAAATTAGAATCAGAAGGGCATAAAGTAACAGGTTGGGATATAAAATACGGTAAAGATATAAACGATTTTTATCTTGCAGAAAATACTGAATTCGTGATTCACCTTGCAGCAGTAGCGGATGTTCGTAGGAGCATCCGCGAACCTGATTTATACTGGGAAGAAAACGTTTTAAAAACAAGAAAGATTCAAGACTGGTGCGCATTTATGGACGTGCCTCTTTTATACGCATCATCTTCGTGCGTACATGCATGGGGTAAATCTCCATATGGTATGTCAAAAAAAGTAAACGAACTGACAGCACGTAAAGGTCAAGTCGGTATGAGGTTTACAACTGTATATGGTGACGGTGCTAGGGATACCATGTTTATGGGTAAACTACAACGTGGTGAACTTGAATATGCAACTGAGCATCTTAGAGACTTTATACACGTATCTGATGTGGTAAATGCTATTTGTGATTTGATGGATAACTATCACTTCCTATCTTATCCTGCATATAATATAGGTACAGGGACAGGTAACTTTGTTTGTGACTTAGCGAGACTCGCTGGATATAAAGTTGAGATTAGAGAAGGTAATGCCTGTGAAGCATTAGATAACACTGCAGATGTTTCTAGATTGTATGAAGATACTGATTGGAAGCATCTAGTAGACGTGCAAGATTATGTACGAAATGGGTTTACTTTATAGATGAAATATAGTATAATTATTCCTCAAGGAGAATATTGATGAGTATTATGGATAAATTGAAAAAGAACAGTAAGACTAAATTTACTTCTGTTCTTTCTGAGTCAAAGTTTTTCAATGAGAAAGACATGACTCCAACTGACGTTCCGATGATGAATGTTGCGTTATCGGGTTCAGTTGATGGTGGACTTGCCCCAGGACTTACAGTCCTTGCAGGTCCGAGTAAGCATTTCAAAACGTCGTTCGCTTTGATTATGGCGAGTGCGTATATGAAAAAGTATCCGGACGCTGTGTTACTATTTTATGACTCAGAGTTCGGTTCACCTCAATCATACTTTGAAACATTCGGTATTGATACGGAACGTGTTTTACATACTCCTATCACGAATGTAGAAGAACTCAAGTTTGATATTATTGCACAACTTGAGGGTATTGATAGGGGTGACAAAGTTGTGGTTGTCATTGACTCGGTCGGTAACTTAGCATCAAAGAAAGAACTTGAAGATGCTATCAACGAAAAGTCAGTTGCGGATATGTCACGTGCGAAAGCACTTAAAGGTCTGTTCCGTATGACTACACCGTATCTCAATATGAAGGACATTCCTTTGATTGCGGTGAACCACACATATAAAGAGATCGGTTTGTTCCCGAAGGACATCGTGTCTGGAGGAACAGGTATCTATTATTCTGCAGATAACATCTGGATTCTAGGTCGTCAGCAGGATAAGCAGGGAACAGAGATCAAAGGTTATCACTTCGTAATTAACGTGGAGAAATCTAGATATGTTAAAGAAAAGAGTAAAATACCCATTACAGTTTCTTGGGATGGTGGCGTCGCTAATTATTCTGGTCTGCTCTCTGTTGCTTTGGATGGCGGATATGTTGCCAAACCTAGTGTTGGTTGGTATAGTGTGGTTGATCCTGATACAGGAGTTCTTAGTGACAAGAAGTATCGAGAAAAAGAAACACTTACAGAAGAGTTCTGGAAACCAGTCTTAGAAGGTACAGACTTCAAGGAATATATAAAAGGGAAGTTCGCGATTGGTGGAAACTTATCTAACGAACTTGATATAGATGAAGCAGACTGAGAACGAAACTTTTGAACTTATTCCATTAGATGGGGATGAGGGTGATGATTGGGGTGTACGTATCATAGAAGGTGCGTTCCCCGAAACCGTATTGAAGATGGGTCAGGTTTCTATGGACGGAACTGATGACGATCCTATGATATCTTTCAACTTTACGGTTATATCATCACCCGACTCAGAACTCACTTCTGAAAACGAAGACCTTCAAATCCTTGCGGGCGATATCCTGCAAGAGATTATTCGTTCTGCTGTTGAAAATAATACTGGTGAACTTATTACAAGGGAAGTACAGAAATGAAAATATTAGTATTCGGATTACCAGGAGCAGGTAAAACTTGGTTATCCGAGCGATTACATAAACATATGGAATGTGCTTGGTATAATGCGGATAAGATTCGTGAAATGGCAAATGACTGGGACTTTACTCCCGAAGGTCGTTTGCGTCAGGCAACTCGTATGAAAAATATTGCGGACTTTGAAAAAGCAAACTTTCGTTCTGTCATCTGTGACTTCGTATGCCCGACTCAACATACTCGGGATATCTTTGATGCGGATGTAAGAATATGGGTAGATACTATCTCGGAAGGAAGGTTTGAAGATACGAATAAAATGTTCGAAGTTCCATTAGATTTTGATTATCATATCAATCATTTTATGTCTGATGATGAGATTCAAACTCTAGCAGAAACTATCCTTATGGTAGATGAAAGCAAAACTTTAGATATGTTAGAAAGAAAGGCAGGTTCTATAAAATGAATATTGGCGGGCATGAAGAAAGATCTTTTGAATGGACTAACCCAACAGTTCAAATGCTAGGACGTTGGCAACCATGGCATGCTGGGCATACGGAACTCTTTAAACGTTGCCATGCTATGACTGGTCAAGTTGCTATTATGGTTCGCGAAGTACCAAAGGAGCGTGAAGCGAATAGTCGTGTTCCTGGTCAAGATGATAATCCATTTGAATTTCAAGAAGTTCAAGATAATATTGTTGAAGCATTGGAAAAAGAAGGGTTTACTTTTCAAGAGGATTACGTTATAATACCTGTGCCAAACATTGTTGATATTTCTTATGGGCGTGGTGTTGGTTATACATTTACAGAGCATGATCTTGGTAAAGAAATCCACGATATATCAGCAACTAAGATTCGTGCGCAGATGAGAGCAGAGGGTAAACTTGCAGACAAATCTTGAACAGATCATCCTACGGAATCTTCTGACTGACGAGGATTATATGCGGAAGGTTCTTCCGTTCGTCAAACCAGATTATTTCGAAGGGGTCTATCGTACATTATTTAAAGAAGCAGGAAAGTTCATCGGCAAGTATAATAAGTTGCCGACACTTGAATCTTTTAAAGTTGAACTGGATCAGTCTGATAGACTGAGTGGTGAAAACTATACAGTTGCTGTTGATATACTTCCTAATCTTTTTGCTAAAGAAGAAAGTGATAATCAATGGTTGATGGATTCCACTGAAAAGTGGTGTCAGGATAGAGCAATCTATAATGCTATTATGGAATCTATCTCTATCATAGACGGTAAGCATCAAACTCTTACGAAAGGTGCATTGCCTGATCTTTTAACGAAGGCACTAGGTGTCGGTTTTGATAACAATGTAGGACACGATTATGTCGACAACGCAGAACAAAGATGGGACTTCTATAATCACGAAGAATCTCGAATCGCTTTTGACCTCGAGTACTTTAACAAAATTACAAAAGGTGGAATTCCGAACAAAACTCTTAATATTGCTCTCGCTGGCACAGGTGTTGGTAAGTCTTTATTTATGTGTCATGTTGCATCGTCTGCTCTAGTAGACGGTAAAAATATATTATACATCACTATGGAAATGGCGGAAGAACGTATTGCGGAAAGGATAGATGCTAATCTATTAAACATTCCTGTTGATCAACTTGAGTCTATGCCTAAAACTTTATTTACAGAAAAAGTTGAGCAACTATCTAAAAAGACTACAGGTCGGTTGATTATCAAGGAATATCCTACAGGTTCAGCGCACGCTGGTCACTTTAGAGGTTTGTTGAATGAACTGAAACTCAAGCGTCAGTTTGAACCTGATATCATCTTTATTGATTATCTGAATATCTGTGCAAGTTCACGAATGAAAGGAATGGGCGGTGCAATCAACTCATACAACTACATTAAAGCAATTGCTGAAGAATTACGTGGTCTTGCAGTCGAGTTCGACGTACCGATCTTCTCTGCAACGCAAACGACTCGTTCTGGTTATAGTAACACGGATGTTGGGTTGGAAGATACGTCCGAGTCTTTTGGATTACCCGCAACCGCTGACCTAATGTTTGCTCTTATCTCTACTGAAGAATTAGAGCAGATGGGTCAACTTATGGTCAAGCAATTAAAGAACCGCTATAACGACCCAACACACCATAAAAGATTTGTCATAGGTATAGATAGAAGTAAGATGCGTTTGTTTGACGTTGAAGAAGGTGAGCAAACTCTTACTGATGATACACCTGTATTTGATAAAAGCGAAACTCAGGAAAAACTCTCTAAATTTAAAGATTGGAATATCTAATGAAACAGCAATTAATTAAAGCAGTCCGGAAACATGCAGAAGGTGAAATGGAACGTGCTAAAACAAATATTATGGTCTATATGAATAGCACTACAGGTATCGGTGAACACCCTGATATTGTAGAAGCGATTCAAAGTGAACTTGATAAATATGCCGCAGCACAAGACAGATTAGAAGCAATCGGTGATATTGAATGGGAGTTATCAGATGAGCGTCTTACATAGGATTGACGAGAGGGTTGGAAGTCCAGAATATCCTGGGCGACGTGCGGTAATATATCGTGATATCACGGAAGGTAAGTTCATCGTTAAGTTTTATCAAAAACGTACAATCGAAGAACTTGTAGAAGAGCGAGATATGGTTACTGACGATGTTAAGCATAGTCTTACTTATGCCGAAGATGCTGCAGAGAATTGGTGTTCAGGAATCATACCATGAGTGAAACATATGACATAAAAGTGGTTGACATTGTAGATCAAGAAGATGGATCAGCAATCATGCAAATAGAGTTTTGTCCAGAAGCAGGAAGACTCTTGATTGAAGCAGGAATTATATCCTTACTAAGAAAACACATTGATGAGATAGAAAATGATGAACAAGATACTTAGACGTCTCGGTCTTAAAGATGATTATGGATACTGCGATACAAGTATCGTAGGATTCATTTGCCTTTGGTCACTATTTGGTTATGGTTTTTATATTGTTTTAAAAGAGTTGTTAACATGAACGTCAGATTAATCAGTTATAGTAAAACTCCGGAGGATTTATATGTCGGTCAAGATATCCAAGAACTCATTGCGTATTGTGCCCGTGTCTCGAACCCCTCGAACCAAAATAACGAAGAAACGTCCGCACGTCTATTATCCTATCTCGCAAAGCACAAGCACTGGTCGCCTTTCGAGATGGTGTCTGCTTGCCTAGAGATTGAAACGACTCGTGATATTGCTCGTCAGATATTACGGCATCGTTCGTTTTCGTTTCAAGAGTTTAGTCAGCGATATGCGAATCCTCTTGAAGATCTGAAGTTTGTACTCAGGGAAGCACGTATGCAAGATCCAAAGAATAGGCAAAACTCTATTCCGTTGGATAGTGCAGATAATGTTGATCTTATTATGGAATGGTATAAGCAGCAGTCAGAAGTACAGATTGCATCACGGAAAGCATATCAGTGGGCGATAGACAATGGTATCGCTAAAGAACAAGCACGTGCGGTACTGCCCGAAGGTATGATGGAGTCCAGACTATATGTAAACGGTACTATCCGCTCATGGATTCACTTTATTGAACTGAGGTCTGGTAACGGTACGCAACTTGAGCATCAGCAGATTGCTATTGAGTGTGCTAAAGTGATAGCAAAGATCTTTCC